GAAGTTTGCAATGCCTGCAATTTTGATGATTGTGGGAAAAAATTTGCTAAACTAGTTGCTAATTGTATAGGATTTGATGAAAATGATATGTCTAAGTATGAATCATCTCAACGTTCATTTATGTTACGTTTAGAATATTATGTGATGAAAACTTACTTAAAAAGAACTGATGTTGCTTTTAACGAAGATGATTTCAAAAAATTATTTGTGCTAAAAACACGAAAGAAAGGCAAGACACCAATGGGATTGAGATTCTTGTTCTGGTTCTGTCGTGGTTCAGGTGATATGGATACAGGGTTAGGTAATGGAATACTTAATTACATTACTTCAAAGTACACACTCATAATGAATGAGTGCCCTTTGAAGGAAAATTGTCGTGTAGATAATAGTTGCTGCAAACAAGACTTTATATTGAAAGGTGATGATTCTGTTCTGGGTCGTCATACAACTAATCCTTTGGTGGATTACTATAAAGATTTTGGTTTTGATGCGAAAATTATACATCATGATAATTGGTGGGATGTGGAATTTTGTTCAGGGAAATATATTAGGAATAATGATAATTTTTTCTATGTTCAGAAATTGGGTAAACTAATGGATAGTCTTACTACTGTTATAAATCCGATGTTTTTTAATGATCTTCAAGGTTATTATTATTCATTGGGTTTAATGTATAAGAAAGTCTATAAGAATGTTCCAGTTTATGAAGATATAGCAAATTATCTTATATCTTGTTCAGGTGTGAATAAGAGAAAGCCTATTTCAATCCTTAAAGATGTTTCATATTGTGTAATGGAAGCGAACAAAGCTGGTCCCTATGAGTACAATTCAGATTATGCTCAAGCTGAGTTGGATATTTCAATGACAATGGGATATTCAATAGCTGAATTGGAAAGTGTCAAGAGTTTCTTCAAATCAAACACCCTATCTTTCCCGGAAGCTTATTGCTGTGCTAGTAAACAGCATCGACGTGTACCTAACATACAGGATGATGATTTAACACTGCTGGATGGTGTTAAAATTCCCACGTTGGTAGATGTAGTACTCGAGAAACTAATGACATATTATGATTCGCCTCTTAACGAGGGTGAGTTTGTTATGCCAAAAGCCTCGTAGGAAACACTACAAGTCTTTTTTCAGGTCAGGGCAAATTGACCAGAAGTTATTATAGACTATAAAAC